CGAGCCGCAGAGGAGGAGGCGGAAACAGCGTTGATAGGAGTCTCTTTCGAGACTTTTTCCATTTGTAGTTGGGCCTGCGAAGGTCCAGCACGCACATCCAGTAAAGAATCTGGAGTGAGCCCAACAAAGTGGAAATATTCCATATCAGCGGTGTTATAGAAAGAAGAAACAAAAGGAGTCGTTCCTATAGTACCTCCAAGGACATCTATCTGAAGATACGCGGGCGTATCATCAGAAGAAAGAGCGATCACCTCCTTATCCCAGAAGGGTTGGATAATTTTCGCTCCGTCTTTGAGATCCCATTCAGTACCGGGAAGCTGAAGAGCCTTAGATAAAGAGATAGGAGTCGAAGAAGTAGTCTGGGTTATCCGAAGTAAGATATTTGTAGCAGGGTTTGAAGCCGCAACAAACTTCACCTTCGGATAACGGTGATACAACAGATGACGATCTCGATCAAAATAAGCCAAAGATGTAGAAGGGCTATTGATCTTAACAATCACCTGTGTATCGGAGTTCTCAATGGGATCTGAGGAAATAAAGCTCCATTGGTTATCAATACGAGGCGTATGATCACCAATAAAACCCAACGTTTTACGAGCCATCGAAGTATTAGCATTGTACTTATGTCCAAAATTATCCATCTGTAAACTGGCAGGAATTACAGACTGGACAACTCCAGAAAAGTTAGACATCGCTACAGTCCCTGCATCAGGTACCTGCGTGTAAAACAAGCTAAGTCCGGAGCCCAAAAGTGACGTTGTTCCGTTGATTTTCACCGAGCAAGATTCACCCGATCCAGTTCCAATAATAGTAATAAGATCTCCTTCTTGCCGTTCTAACGTCTGTCCATTAGCTGCAGTAGAGAGTAAAGAGCCTCCAGTGGAGGGGGCTACTACTCCATTTACAGTAAACGGAAAAGATGAATATAGAAAGACAAGCTGGGGTTCGAATGAATTAGTGACTAAACTACCATTCACCTTACGAGATACTAATGATAAGTCGGGATAAGAAGATACCAAAGTACCATCATCATCATCGAGCGTCTCACCAGTTTGCAAATTAATGCTCAAAGGAGCAATGGTAGGAGAGCCAGTTATTGGAATAGGAATGGTTCCCACTGAAATTGTGGTAGAGTAATATTCACCGGATACAGGAGGAATGAAAGTCACGGGCTTCGGGAGGAAGAGATCCATTTTACACGGAGCGCAATACACTGAAATAGGTAAAGGAGAAGGTAATCCTTCTTCAGTCACTAAATCGGTACGGTCCGTGATCAATAGTTGTCCCAACACGTTTGAGGAAAAGGGATCCATGTAGTTAATCGATGACCATGGTGTAACTACGTAGATCTCATTATTCTCGGAAGGGTTCCACTCAAAGCCGGCAAGATCGTTATCATTGACAACCGTAGAATAATTACCATTCACAGAAGGATTAAATCCGACCCAGAATCGTTGAGATTGAAAAAGAGGTGGTTTAGAAACAAGTTTCCAAATCACACAAGCGTGGTAGAAAGTGAAAAGTTGTTGAAAATACTTAATTCTATCATTAAAACTAGGAATATACAAATTTTCAGACGTTCCAGTGGCAGGAATCAACTGCCAC